CAGATCCGTCAACGGGCTGGAAGGGGAGTTTAAAGACGTTTTGGAGGACTCTAGGAGGGACGGCATTCGTAATTACAGAAGAACACTCTAAAAGATAGGCTCTCTCATCTCGGAGAGTTGGAGACACTTGGTTGTTGCCGAAAGGGGTCTGGCCATTCTGTACTGCACCCGCAGAGGCAACTGTCGCTGTACCCCAGACAATCTTGTCGTCTGAGAGTACAAAGTCCACGTCTTCAACAAACAAGGCCGCTGAGCCACCGCCTGATGCGACAAGAGAAACTCTGTCGATGGAGGTGATGTCACGACCCGACACGTAGTCGAACTGATCTCTGAAAGTATTGTGGTAGTAGTCAACACTAATGACAGTACCTACTTTAGGGGGGAGTGCGAGGGTGATAGCGTTCGTTGAACCGTCTACAGACTCAACCGCTACAATTACCCCGTCAACCCTAACGGTCACATTGTCAGTGGAGGTAGTAATAACTCCACTGTTTGTTCCGTCTACAATAGGGCCATACTGAGTAAAGAACGTGCGGGTGCGTTCATTGCCTGTCTGGTTCAAGTAAACACCGATAGTGGTGTTAGCTGTGCCGTTACCTACAAGGATCGACCCCTCTGCTGTCAGGATGAGGTTGTCGCCACCTTCCGTGTCTTTGTAGGAGTCTGCTTCGAGAGAAGCAAGCCCTGCACCATTAATGGTTGCGATGACACGCTGGAGGGAGTTCGCTCGATCACCCCGAGCTCCGTTAGGGAGTGTGATAACACCTGTCACACCATCTACAGTTAAGATAAGAGTGTTAGAGGTATTGTCGATCACGAAGGGGGAACTACTCCCGAGAAGTTCTGTGTCGAAAGGAGACACCTGACTAGAAAGGTTTTCCTCTTCTACGAAAGTGTCCGTGCGGTTGAAGAAGTAAGAAACTCTTACGTCGTCTCCTTGCTTAGGGGCTTCCGCGAGAGTAAGAACTCCTTCAGCACCATCAACTGCGAGAACGACAGTGTTAATGCCGTTGATGCTCACGGTAACAGAAGAAGGAACCGTAGCGTTAGTCCCAGACCCGTCACCTGTGACGATAGGCCATTTCCTGACCTGAAGTTGGTTTGTCTCGCCGTCGAAGTCCTGATAGGTGTAACTCCCATCGGGATTCTCTCCTGCAACCATTCTGCCTGATGGATCTTCTTCTACGATCCGTTGATCAACCACAGCAGACGAGCCTCTTACGAGGAGACTGCCCTTGCTCTCGATGGTCTGGCGACCTGTGCCGATTAAGGTAGGCACCCTGCCTTGCAGTCGAGCTTGGTTTTGGTTTTGATTTCCAAATACGGTGCTTGTGTAAACACCTGGTGGTAGGTAACTATTTTCTATAGCCATCTGACTACTCCTTTACTTGTTCTGAGTTCGTATTTTTCTCATATTGTCCTGACGGTTTTCTCGGAACACCTTAGCTTTTTCAGGCAAAGAACCATAGCTCCCGTCAGGTAGCCTCATAATATCGTAGCCGCTGGCACTGTCACTTTGATGGAGGACATCCCACTTATCTCGTTGCCTTCGATATACGGTGTCCCATTTCTGTTTTGACTCTTCGCCAATAACTCGATCAAAATCCAAATCAAAAGACTCAATCCCAGAAGTTTGGGCTTTCATACTGCCCTCAACCTCTGAAGAGAATCCTATACTAGAAACAGGTCGAGACCCTTCCGCATACGCGGTATCTCCACAAGGGCAATCTACAGACTGAACTCCTCGCACTCTTTTTCTTTGTAAGAGACCACAAGATTGACATTGGAACTTGATTATTGGCATAGTAACCTAGCTTTTTAGATGTTCACTTTATCAGTCGATTGAATAAATAAACTATTGAATAGAGGTTACGATGGAAGAACTACTCCTACTAGAACCGCGAGAGATCTTTAATGACATGATCATAGGGGTTTCCTACGAACCCTTTGCTGTCGTTTATGACAAAGATCAGGTCGTTGAATATTGGGCGGGGGAGATGTCGAAAAAAAACCCCGAACTCACAGAAAGTGAAGCTTACCACATGGCGTTAGAATACCTTGAGTTCAACACCCATAGGGGAGACCACACACCTATTTTCGTGTCCCCGCAAGACAGAGAGATACTTTTGGATCAAATCTCTGAGGAGTCAACATAGAGGTCGATAGAACTATCTGTTTTAAGGTTAAACCTTACACTCTCAAGAAGCTCTCGTACAGAAGATTGAGAATCTGCGGTGAAATACTCAACATTGCCGAGTTCAACAAAGCCCGTAGAGTTTCTCATGAAAGCGACCAAGCGGTTTCTTGTCTTTCTTACGAAAACCTTTGTGAGAACCTCACGCCCTCGAAGTAGCATGAAGAATGCTGTTACTGTTTTGCCTCTTTTTTGCTTGCGGATGGTAGAAGACTTGGTGTTAAACCTAGCATTGACCATGAGGGCAACATCTTCTGCCGCTGATGCGACGACCTCGAGGTTCAAGGAGTCAAATCGACTAGCAGATTTTTCAAGTCTGGCGATACGGTGTTCAAGTTGAGCGATTTTCTGTGATGCTGTTAGTTGTCTCATAGGACAAATCCTTTCATTAATTGGGTCAGTTATCCTCTGATTATTTAAAGACTATAACGTTTGAGAGGGAGAAGGTTAAAGGTGAGGGTTGTAGCCCGTAAGTAGCTCATGCAGTAAGCCGACTTTGCCCTTACTTTTTAAACTGCCCCCTACTTCTTGAAGGATCTTCCTCTCAGAGGCTTTGGGGTCTATTAGAGAGAACCTGACATCCTTCCCTAATAGCACACGACCTCCTTCAGAGGGTCTTAAGAAAACAACTACATTCCCCCCCTTCTTGTTTACCCTGATAGAGAAGTCTCCGAGGTCATTGTTGCCCTTCACGAACGCACTCTCCAACCCGCCTCTTTTAATGAACTTAATACTTGGGCTGTAGCTGAAGTGCTCCGAAATCAGATTCTCTTCGACCATCATCTTGAGGACTTTCTCTAGGATAGATTTAAGCACCCCCTCTGAAAACGAGTCGAAGACTCCTGCCTCTTTCTCAAGCTGGTTTATACGTTGCTCTAGACGGGCGATTTTCTGTGCTTGTCTCATGATTATAGTTCCTTCTTGAGGTCGGAGATCTCTTTGTTGAGATGGTTGAGCATCTGTGACGCGGTTCTGATCTGTGAAGCTCTGCGTCCTTTGTTAAAGACTCTCTTCAGAAATTTCCGACCCTTACCTACAACAGAGTACTTCTCTTCGATCTTAGCTTGGAGCTCTTCGAGGATGTTTTCATACTCTCTAACATAATCAGGTTGAGCTTGTAGGGATCCAACCTCTTGGGCGAGATCTTCCAGCTCTTTGTCCTTCTTAGCCTTATCTATTTGATTCATGAGGTCTGAAACTACCCTATTACGCTCTTTCTTTAGCCTTGATTCCTTTCTCTCCGCATACCATTCTCCAGCCCAACCTTTAGCACCTTTAGTTATTAACTCATGACCGCCTAAGCTCTCAATCTCTCGAATCATTTCTTTTAACTGTGCTCTAGTCCTCTTTCTAATTGGGATCTTACGGTATCTCTCATAGATACCATCATACCCTCGCAGCCCCTTTGCTTGTCTGAACAAGACCTCTAAGTATCGAGCTCTTACCTCGATTTTGCTCTTTAGTTCTGGAGGGATGTCTCTCCTTCTTTTCAACTTATTGAGGGTGTATGCCCCTTCTTCAAAATCTTCTCTTGCCCAATCCTTAATAATGAATTCTGTCATGTACTCTTCAAAGTTCTCCAATGAAGTTTCTAAGGCAGAAAGGTAGGCTTCGTGACCATAATGGCGTTTGATTTTCTTGGATTGAGCGAGGTATCTCTCGCGGTCCAAAAGAATGTCTTCTTTGTTGAGGATGTCAGTCATCAGATAATCCTTGAGGTTTTTCATTTCTGCCTCAAGACCACAATAAAGGACTTATTAAATTATCCTCTGCACGAAACTGTTGTCTCTACCTAAGCCTACAAGAGGTGCATCGAACTCTGAGATAGGAACTAGATCTTGACTAGAACCGCGAATAGGTACCAACACAGGGAAGTGGATAAACCAATCTGTCTGGAGACTAAGGCTCATTGAAGCTGTGTAGAAGTAATCATCTCCGTTCTCGTCATAGACTTCTTCCCCCTCGCCACCTAAGCCCACATCAGACATCTCCAATCCAAGGTTCGCCAGCTTCGGCCTCAAGGTAGACCAAAGCCAAACCACAGTCCTATCCGCTATGTCAGCCTGTGAGTGGACATCCCTTGTAACTAAGTCTATATCCACAGAGATTTCCCACCTCCCCCCATGCTCCCTAGCTACAATCTCCTGCTTGTTGGACACAACAATTACCTGCTCATCTCCATCCTCTATCCAGCGACCCACTGCAATGACGACACCTGGTATGATCTTGCGGAAAGCACAGTCTGGGGTTACGTGGAAAGGGCCATTCAAGAACTCATCTTTACTTGTGTACTCCGCACTTAAAGACAGTCCTTGTTGAACCTCTTCTATTAAAGTTACGGTTGACCCATTCAAGACGTATTCCGTTGCTCCCAAAACTCTGCCCGAAGGAGCTTCTCGGATTCTCAAAGAGTCTCCGTGAGGAGTATACGCAAGCCCAATCGTGGTGGGGTCAGAGAATATGGGAGAGGGTTCTTTCCTATACACATATCTCTGGTAGTTCATAATATAGGCATTGGGGTCTTCAACCCTGTTATTCTTTTCTACCTTGATGTGGTAAACGCCCTCTTCTGGCTTCACGAAGCTGTCCTCTTTAGCCCACTCTATAGAGACGCTCTTCTTGTTCTTTACTTTAGCGAGTGAGACATAGCCTTTAACATGACCTATGAAGTTATCAGGGCTTAGGATCACGTTACTTGCACCCGATGTCTTAATGACCATGCCAAACTGAGGTCTCTCATCAAAGGCGTACTTACCTTGTATGTTTCGTGAGAGAGTTTCATAACGAGGGTGGTCTTGCCAATACTCACGAAGCTCTTTAATCATCCTATCTCGAACGGCCATTGTTAAGTGATGGAACATCTTTACTCCTCCTTAGCTGTGTTTGTAGCTTCGGGAGGATGATAAAGAGTCTATCGCATGACGTAAGGGGCCTTATTAAGTAGCTTCTCTCTAGCAATGTCTCGGGCATAGTCTTCTTGGGTCTCTTGCCTCCACTCTTCTCCATACTCCCCCAAAAAAGGAGAAGCGATCATGTTGAGAGCTTTCCCAATGAGTCCTAGTACAGGAGCTGTCATAAGCAGATACCCCACGTTTACTATGCCGAGCTTAGGGAGGAGTAAAATAATGATTACAACTAAGAACAGTCTCAAATCTCTAGTGCCTTCATCTCCGCCCAGCATACCTAATCTCTTGAGGTAGATCTTTGCGTAATTCCATAGTTTGGAAAATCCTCCTCTGACAGGAGCGTGGCCCAACTCATGAAGGAACTTTCTATCTCTGAGCAGTATCTTGGTCTGTCTCTTAATCTCCTTGTCATCTGCTCCGATAATGGAGATCTGGAGTCTAGACTTGGCCCACTTAAAAAAGTCCTTGAGAGACTTCTTTATCGTTGAGAGCATGGCCTGCTTCTCAAGTCTGGCGATACGGTGTTCAAGAACAGCGATTTTCTGAGATGCGGTTAGTTGTCTCATTTTATGAAATCCTTTAGAGGTGCTCGCCTTCATGTGCTTCGAGAAAATCTCTAGTGTAGTCTTCTATCTCTCTCCCCAGCTCTCTAAACTCCGTCTTGAGAGCCTTTAGGGCATTCTTCCAAGCCAAGCCGTTTTTGATGTCTCTAATATTCTTGAGGTGAAATGCTTTCTCTCCATCCATGTAGACGGTGAAAGAAGGATCTTTACCTCTGATCTTGCTGCCGAGGCCCCTCTCGTCAAAGACGATAGTTAGGTCAAGACCCTTATCCCCACCCAGCCACATATCGACCATAAACTTGTTCGCACTTAGTGACTTGACAGACCTCTCATCGCTTTCATGGTAAGGATCGACAGCCCACTCGTATTTGTTATCGGGGGCGTCTTCGTATTCAAACTCATAGTCATTACCGAGTTTTCTCCCGAGCTGAAAAGGGAGTATCTGGTCTATCAGCCATTGCTCGTACCCTTTGCTAATGTCTTGATGTATCGCCTTGTGAATCTCTTTAGCTCGTCTCATATTGCTCTTGAAAATACCAATTAAGGCCTGCTTCTCAAGATGAGCGATACGGTGTTCAAGTTGAGCGATTTTCTGTGATGCTGTTAGTTGTCTCATGCTGTTACCCTTTCTTAGGTTCACATGAGAAAGGTGGCAATAAAAGAACAAAAAAAACCACCCCGAAGGGTGGTAGTACCTTAGTAGGTGTACGGATCTAGAGTGTTTCCTTCTAAGTTAATGGAGTAGAATAGGCGTTTTCGTAGATCAAGATTTGTCCTATGCCAAAACGAGACCATGTCTGCGTCATAGGTTATCCAATTCAAACGAGCGGTAATTAACTCCCCTCCGTCGAGGATTCCTTTACCGTAAATGTCATTCTTGGTCTTGGCTGTCCAGATGATATCTCCCTGCCTGCCCCTAGACTTTTTGATCCAATAGAGCTTGAACCCAATGCTTTCCAATAGGGAGACGATTTCTCTTTTGGTATGTTGTCGGCTTTCGATCTTGATCAAAAGAAAGTCAAGAGGGTCTCCCCTCCACCTGCCTCGGTGATCACAGTTCCTGTAAAATGTAGCCATCGTATCAGCCCCCCATTGTGACGAATTCAACGGACTCGCCACAACAAGGACACTTTCCGTTCCCCTTGTAAGGCTCGGGGCTAGTGAACTCGCTCCACTCACAAGCGGTTTCCTTAACCTGCTTGATGTGCTTATGAGGTCGGTACTTCCGACCTGTACACTGAAAAATCCAACCAAAGTCATGGTGTGCGGTTCGTCCCTTGAAGACGTTGCCTTTAGACCCCTTGACTTGTACGGGGGCTTTAGCTGAGGGGTAGTAAGCTACTGTAAAAATTGTTAAATCGGGCATCTTGTTTCTCCTATTCTTTCTTTTTCCATATACTTCTATTATCGAAAAAAGAGGAGGTTCTGTATAATGAATAGCAAGAAAGAGAGGGTCGAATGTGGCAAACAGGTAGGGGGGTTAGTGTCAACTTTTCAGACATTATCCTGTTCATCAAGAACGCTTCCAAGTATCAGTCAACCATCTTTATAGGCACAGACAGTCAGCCTCATAGAGACGGTACTCTTTTCGTCTCTGCTATCGCGGTCACGTCATCAAACAAAGACTATGATTGCAGATACTTCTACGTCAAGCACCCACCAATCGTCTCTTATGACTTGTTCAACAGGGTCTACTGCGAAACTGAGATGTCTTTAGAGCTGGCTCAAGACATCCAGAGAGAAGTTGAAGAAGCTAACATCGAGATACACATAGATGTTAGCCCCGAGAACTCAAGGGCGAGAACCTCCCAATACGCAAATACTTTGGTTTCTATGGTCAGAGGGTATGGGTTTCAAGAGGTGAAGGTTAAACCTGACTCATGGTGTGCGAGTGCTATAGCAGACTCTCACTCTAAGTAGGTAGAGGCAACCCCATAATTTCGGTAGGGGGGTTAGTGTCGATCTCTTTAGGGTCTCTGTTGTAAATCTTAGTAAAGAGAGAATAGAGCAACTTAGCAATACCCTTGATAGGAAGCCACACTAACACACGGAGCAAGAATAAGAAAGGCCCTGTCAAGAACGCTTCTGTGTATTCACCAATTAGTTGAGTGAAGTGGGAGGACATCTTGGACATATTCCACCATATCAGGTCTGCGTGGACACAAAGACCATATGCAGATAAGCAGAACCCATAGGGTAGTAACTCTTACCTTTAAATCTCTTAGAGGATGGCTTTAGCAAGAAGCCCTCTGGGTCAAGTTTCACTCGAGATCTCATTTTAGCCGACTTCTTAAAAGCGGAGGAGACACGGCGTGTGATCTTTTTGAACTCAGGTGTAGAGACATATCCTTCCTTGCCTCCAAACCACTTTGTAGCACTCCCATAAAAAGGTCTAACTATCACAGAATAGAGGACACCCTCCCCCTTGACCTGTTCCTTGATCACCTGTGTCCAGACTTCATGACCTAGTATGTTTATGAAGTTTTCTATAAAAATGTCTATCTCTCTCATA